CTGATCCAGAAAAACGTGGATTCCGGGCTCATAGCTGAAGTGGGAACCAATTGTGCCATGTTTTGGTTCCCAAGGCGCCCGACAATTGATGCCTACCCTGTAGGGCGGACCACTCCGCAACTCCGGGCGGTTATCCGAGCGAACGACTTTCCAGCCTTTGATGTAGCCGTCCTTTTGCACGTCAAGGTCAAACTCGTTCTTGATGCTCAAACACATAATCGTCTCCTACTGTTCCAGCGTAGCTTCAATGGCTACTAAGTTGCACTCGTGGTCGCCTCCTAGTTGAGAATGGTACAAATGGGCTTCCCTGCCCCTCGTGCGATCCTCGTTGTGTCAGATTTCCAGACAGCCGCTGATTTTGTTGGTCGAACGCTTGCCACGCGACATCTCGTCCAAGAGCTTCTCACACTCAGCCTCCAGGGCTTCGCCGATGGCATTGGTCAGTTTGTCCGAGATGGGCAAATCAACCTCGGTGCTGAAAAATGGAGTGCCAATGGAGTGGATAGCCCGCTTGGCGGTCTGCAGTCGCTCGAACGCGAGCTTACCAGCCCACTTTTTCACGTCGAAGTCAGCGGCCTGGGAATCCCGGTGAAACCGCTGAACCCATGTCACCCGCGTGTTTCCGGACGAGGTGCCCGAGGCTTTAGGGCTGGTTACGACGTCTGCTGCGTCAACCTGTGCAACGTGCGTGCTGTCGGTACTCATGCTGTCGGTGCTCATAATGGTCTCCTCACAAAATCAGTTTAGTTAACGTTTGGTTGCTGTCCGCCGACCACGGGTCATCTCGTCAGGAATCGCTCGCATTTAGCCTCCAAGGCTTCACTAATGGCGTTGGTCAGCGCGTCTGAGACGATCCGATCAACCTCGGGGCTGATAAACGGAGTGTCAATGCAATGAACAGCCCGTTTGCCGGCCAGCACACTCTCAATCGCCTTCCTCCGGGCCCATTTTTTCACATCGAAGCCCGGAGCCTGGGAATCCAGGCGAAACCGCTGTTCCCACTTCATGCTAGTCTCCTCATGCCTAATAGTAGTTTGTGTCAAGCGTACCCGAATTGGCAACTACGCGTTACCGGCCGGGCTTGTATACGGTACACACGGGGGAACTACCCCCTGGTCATTGCTGGCAACGAATCTCCAGAGATCGCTCGATAGAATGCCTAGCGGCATTCTCAGAATGAAAAACTCTGTCAGGCTGTGCGGAAAAGCAACACACATGCCTATCGCCCTGATTGCCGACGAGACACAGTGTAATAGTTGTACGCCCCCCAGAACCATCCGATTTAAGGGTTCTGGTCTCACTAATGTAGATGCTGTCTACAATTTCGCTGATACGCATAATCTGTCTCCTATGCGGGCATAATTGCCCCGTGTGTGCCGTGCGTGTTTATTTACTTGCCAAAGTGCAAAATCCATCTACCTAAATCATGCACTATACTTACTGCCAGGTCAAGTAAAATTTGGCCCGACAGTGAAAATAGTGTGGTCTAGTTATCATGCCTCCAATGTGGCGATAAGAGCCTCGGCCTGTTCAATGTGCGCCCTATAGATATTCATGCCTTGCTCGGTCCGGGCCGCTTCAACTAGGAATTTCAGATGCTTGAGTAGGTCCGGCGCAGAGGCGATCAGGCGAGCGTTAGCATCGCTCCATGGTCCTGGCGTATGTTTCACCATATCACTACCTCCTATAGCTCGATCCGCTGTTACCACGTCCCTCGGACGTGCATGTAAATCCACAATACCAATAGTGCGAGCTCCATAGAAACGCCTCCCAAAATAGACCCCTGTCAACCCGTTTCAACTACTGACCAGCTAGTCAGGTCCCCTAACCGTAGTAGGCAAGCTACGCTTGCCAATGTTGGGAATGTTCCATTCCCTAGTAGGCAACATGGTTGCCAATGTTGGGAATCTTTGATTCCCTAGTAGGCAAGCTACGCTTGCCAATGTTAGCAACTACGTTGCTTAGTAGGCTTCAGCGCACTCCACGTCACAAAACTCCTGCCCTGCCTCTCCAGGGCGGAATTCGCAACCACACCACCTACACTCTCGCACGTGGTCCCTCCACGCCTCTGGACACCCCGATTCGTGGCACAGCACTCCGTTGACCATGCAAGGGCTACACCCGTCGCAGCCGCACTCGGCCAATGCAATCTCGTCTCCATTGCCGTACTTCAGCCTTGCCATCATATTACACCTCCTAACGTGGCACCATTGTCACTAACCAGAGCATAGCCAGGGTCAGTCAATCTCGGACAGTCCATTCTGGAAAATTTCCCAGAATGTGGCATCGAGGGCTATGGCCTGACCAGTACAGCTACGGCCCCACCAACAGCCATAGTCGTTATCAATCACAATCTCGCCCATATCCCGGAGAGCGTCGCACAACCAGGAGGAGCATAGCCACCACTCAAAAGTCTCTTTGTCTCGTAGGGTATTTTCGATGTCCTCGGAGGTAAACCCCTCCATACCCGACTGGATAAGGGCGCCTACCAGCATTGTCTGACACGCATACAGTTCAGCCCTGATCCTAGAATTGATGTATTCCTGCTGGCCTAGCGTTGCATTATCAAAATATACACTGTTCATCAATCAATCAATCCTCCAATCCAATGCTGCTAACTACCATGACACTCGATCTATGTGCTGGAATACAGCATGTTTGGAGCCACCGCCGTCCCCCCTCAGGGATTGCAGTTTATCCCTAGCCAGTCGCTCTAGTGCGTCAGCCGTGTGGTATCCAGCCTGAATTTGGCGTTCGAGCTCCTTGTCGCTGATCTCAACAATGGTGGTCTCTGTGACTTTATAATATGCCATGGTCATGTCCTCCTGTGTGGCACCATTGCCACTAACCAGAGTATATCGCACGGTGGCGAGGGATGCAAGGAAAAAATCGGGAAATTGCAAAATTCTTCTTGGCATGAGAGCCCGATAACAGCTATAAAGCTCAGCCCACGTCCCATAACAGATGTGAGTGAGTTTAGCACGACCCATAACACATCACACTCCAGCCACCATAACATTATAGGACTAAAAGCCTCGCCTTCATGTTATAGGACTAAGGGCCATGCCATGAGGTTATAGGACCTAAGATAGTACAGCCCGATAACTAGGTACCCCACGGGGGGGGGGAGGTACCCCCAATGCAATAAATGAAGGTAGGGGAGGTATAGCCACGCTCACAATTTTTATAATTTTGGGGGGAGATAAATGTAGTAGCGGTAAGTACTTATATTAAAATGCCTCTAAGGCACTACTCGCTATTATCGCAGGCTCTAATCATACATTTTGGAAACGAAGTACTTGTGCTACTATATGACATGAGGGGCTACTCAAGATATGACTTATCCTGAATAACCCCTGCTAGTATGACATGTTCAGGCCCTACATGACAGGTTGAATGAGTATGTCATGTTCAAATATAGATAGATAAAAGGGGCCCCGCAAGTATTTTCTTGGTGGGTTAAAAGCAGAAATTAAAATAATTGATTTAAGAGCTAAAAATGAGGATTGTGAGTATAATCAAAAAGTATGGATATTTCCATCCTTATCAAGAATTTTCGTTCCCAAAAGTGTCCACACTCTTGGCCAATTCCTAGCCTTTATAATGGGACCGTAAGTGTTGAAGTGAATAAGAAGCCGGAAGATGCGAATTGCCCACCATCGATCTGCTGGATGAGTCTGTTTCAAAGACCTTTGGAAACCAAGCCAAGAACGGGGCTTTGGCCGAATAGAGAATGTTAAGTATTTCAAATCGCTTAATCTAATTACAAGCTCAGCCGGGCCATAAATGTTAAACCCAGGTTGAGACTTATTTATAAAGAATATCTTCACAATCAAATTCCTAACATTTTTCTATTCAACTCTTCAAGCTGTTTCCGCCAGTACAATTGCCTACGAGTTGGGCGGGTAATCGGGGTCTTCTCTGATTTCCTGGAATCCTTCCAATGCTCGCACACAAAAGGCTTATGTACCCATAAGCTATAACCGTTATTCTCCTGATAATACTTACAGATGTTACGACTAGTACGTGGACTAAAATAAGTATACGCACAGGTCTGACAACACTTGGCCAGCTTTACCATGTGATCCTCCGAATTACCTCATCCTTGGGAGGCCAGCAGACTGTGAGAATCTTGCCACACCTTGAACACTTCTGGGCAATGTAAGCGAATTCCGTGCCATAATCAGGCAGCCCCGCTGGGCCCATGTATCCATACACAGCTTCTGGTTCTGGTTTGTGAAAACCCAATTGACATTTGATGTTCTTCATCACTTTATCTCCGCGTATCGTTTCCCAATCTTGCAATCTACCTTAAAAGGAATGGACAGACTAACAGCATTCTCCATACACTCGATCTTACAATCACGAACCTCCTCAGCGTATTCCTCCTTACAATCCGTCACATATTCATCGTGGACCAACATCACCAGTTTGGCTCCCCACTGGGGATTAGCCTTAAATGCATCATAGAGTCTGCGGCCTGCAATCTTGGCCTGATCGGCCGCAAAGCCCTGAATCTTTGCATTGAATGCCTGTCGGATGCAACGGTCCTTTGAAGGCTGTTTCATCCTGCCAAATTGGGGCAGGGTCTGATATCCGGGGAATCTACGCTTCCGGCCCATGAGGGTTGTTACATATCCGTTCTCCCACAGTTCATTGGGAATCTTGTCCATACATTCCTTGACCCTGGGATAAGCTTGGAAGAATCCATCCACCCAACTTTGTGCTTCGTGCTTACTGACCCCTTGTCTCCGGGCAATTCCTCCGGGTGAGGTTCCATAGACGATGGGGAAGTTTGCTCCATTCTTTGCTTTATCTCGCTCTGAGGAGTACTTGTCGGTAGCCAAACTGTGTGCAGAGCTCCCGGAAACCAAAGCAGATTCATCGATATCAAGGTCAAAAATGTGCCGGGCAGTGAGCAGATGCAAATCCCAACTCTTCTTAAAAGCCTCAATAATACATTCATCTTGCGTCACCTCTCCTAGAATTCTAAGTTCTTGGCCTGAGTAGTCGGCCCCAACTAGGAGTCCGTCAGTACTGAAAATACTTCTGTAATTAATTGACTTGTCTTTAACTTTAGGCAATTGCTGCAAGTTTGGGTGGGACATTGAAGTACGTCCTGTCTTAACGATTCCGACTGATGGTCTAATTCGTCCGTCTTCATCAATCATCCCCCACACTGGTAAAATATAGCTTGTATATAGTTTGCCCAACTGTCTATATTTAGTAAGGAGGTCTACGAACTTGTTTCCCTTCAAGCGGTCCAGGGTCTCCTTACCAATACTCCAAGCCCCTTTGTCAGTCTTCTCCTTAAGTTGTAACCCTAGTTTTTGGAAACACTCAACTAATTGATAAGTGGAGTTGAAGTTAATGGGAACCCTGCGGTACTCCTGCCCGAATAGGCCAGTCTGAATATCTGTCTGCTTGCCGACCAAGGCCACCATTTGATCTTCGGTGTCCAGGATTCTCTTCTCGACTCTCGATTGGAGAGCAGCTAGTTCGTCCTGATCCACCAATACACCATTCATCTCAAGCTCGGCAGCAACGGGGACAAAGGGCATCTCTACATTATAGAAGAGATAATCAAGATTCTCATCCTTCAGCCTGGGTTCGAACAGCTCATACAGCTTATAGCAGAGTTCAGAGTCTACTGTAGCATATTCGTAAAATGCTTCGGAATGCCAATCGGTGTATTCATCCCACTTGCCTGCCTTACACGTTCCAAAATAGTCCCTAGAGAGACTGTCTAGCGAGTGGCTCGTCCTGTTCTCATCCAGAAGAAAACTAGCGATATGGGTACAGAAGTAGTCTTTGGGCTCAGTTCCAACGAATTTGTGGCAGCATTTCCAATCATACTTCAGGTTATGTGCAATGAACAATCCGGACTGGAACACCACAGACAGGATGTTCATTATATCTTCATAATCTCCATTCTCCCACAGGTCTACATAACAAGACTTATCACCATCACAGAAGCTAACCCCGACAGGCTGCATCTTGAGATAGTTCAGCCCCGTGGTCTCGAAGTCAAATGCGTAGGCCTTAGAACGATCCTGGAACCAAGCTTCGATTTCGTTAGGATGTTTTAGAATCTGACGTTCCATTTAATATCTCCAAGGCATTATCAATTTGTTGCTTCGCTTTGTGGCTGGCTCCAATCTTAGCTAAGGTCAGATACTTCCTTATTTTTGTCATCTCCCTTGCCGTAAAATGTTTGCCTAAATCTCCTGATTGCTTTAAGTTCATCAGTAAGCCCTTCGATCATCTCAGTAAACAACATCTCAGCTTCATAAAGGAGCTGTTCCTCATTATCGACTACTTCTGGTTTAACCTGCCTCCTAGTTGTATAGCTGGACATAAGGAAAGGGGTAAAGTTTTTCCTATCCTTCTCATACTGAACAATGAAAGCATGCTCATTAATATGAAGCATCTTGCAAATTTTACGGGTATTAATCATTGAGAGATTTCCTAAGTTCTTTCTTTATCTGGTCCCAAGGATCTCCAAGAGTGGGGGCATATCTTGGTATATCTGTGATTATAAGTTGCATATTTTCATTTTGCAAATAATCTGGACAAGTAAAATCAATGCAGCATCCGTGCTCTATACAAATGGAAAGGTAATCTTCAAGGAACTTCTCTTTTTGTTTTTTAGTATTCATCATCCCATCCTGTCTTCAAATCAAAAATGGCTTTAATAGCCTGTCGAATCCTACTATTCTGCTCACAAGATTCCCTGTATTCACAGGCTTTATAGGATGCCTCTCTCTCAAGTTGCTCAACTTTCTTCTCCAGGCGTTTAATTTTACGCTTAAAAGATTGATTCTCTTTCTCCAGAGTAGCCAAGGTTTCTTTTTCTGGATCAGTAAGATTTAAATCTTTTGTATTTATTGTTACTCTCATCCGACATGCGACTCCCAAGAATGTTTTCGTGTCTTGAAATGAGGGCAATGGCCTTTGTTTACCCCAAATCTTCTTCTAATTTACTGAGACTTTTTTCAAAATGCCGATCCACAGGATACAATATTTCCATAACATATAATGGCTGTCTGAAGCCCGTATCAATAAAACACTTATGCTTTTCACATAGTTTGCGATACTCTGCCAGGAACTCGCTGCGGTTTGCGTAAGACATATTAGAATTTCTCCTTAATAAAACTTTCTGCGATATCTCCATTTTCTTCTTTAAGCTTGTCCCAAGATTTCGGCCGCCGCAACCCCTCATATTGGCGTTCGCTGACTCTTTTAGCCAAATTTCTGCTCTCCTGAGCCTTCTGATATCCCTCGGGAAAGTGGTATTTGAAAGCCCGGAGACGGCTATAAATTGTATTTCGGTTAACTCCAAGCTCTCTGGCAATGTCCTTTATAGTCCAGTAACCACCATCGAAGGCCCCCCAAAGAACTGCAACATCATAAAGTTTATATAAAGCCTTCTTTTGTGCCTCCGAAATTCCCGTATCCTTGACCCACCCTCTCAATACTCGGTTGTCCATCATTCCCTTCTCCTCACAGATTCCAAATTTTATCACGGGCTAAATCTTGCCCTCTATACCCTTTACGCTGGCCAGCGGAATTTGTTCATTTTTGAGGGCAGAAAAATGGGGATTTTGCGGAATTTTTTGGGTCCGGTAACGCTGTCAAACCCCTTCAGCGGGGTGGGAATAGTGCCGTTATAACCCGTCTTTTCTACAATTTTGTAGACAGGTAGTCTAAAACTAGTTGAGAATTCCGAGAAAAAAATAAAATTTTTTATCCCTTGTGTAGCAAGGACTTGCGAAGAGGAGTATGTCACCACCCCCCTGATTTACGTGGAAAAGTAGGCATTTTGCGGCTTAACTATAGAGAAGGGAATAATAAGTATTAAATACTGGAACCAATAACAGGTAAGGCGAAGCCAACCAGCCAAGCTTCGCCAGTAACAAACAGTCTTGTATGTAGATTTTGGAATAGCGTTAGCGACATGAGTAGGCCAATGACAAGAAAGAAAAGCCTGAGTAGGCCCACCTGAGAAACCGGAGTCTAGCTTGAAGAAATACTGCTCGAAATGTAAGCGGTGGAAAGACAGAAAATATTTCTACGAACGTGCTGACAGAGATGATGCATATAGTTGGTGCCGAAACTGCATGTCCTCTTCCCCCGTCATTTCGAGAGTATTCGTATACCCTACTTGGCATAAGATTGTTGAAAGGGTTGAACGTACGTATGATTGGCCGATTGAATCAGAACGTGGTTATGGAAATCTTAGGAGCCAAGGGTAGTGCCAGAATCTGAAACATCTCTATATGTCCGTCCACGGGATTGTAAATTTGGACCTGCTGATCTGGCCATTCTGCAAAACCTTACGGCTCTTGGGTATGACCCCTTCGAAATTGGGATGATTCTTGGATACCAAGGCAAGTCCCCTGAGGGCTGGAAAATAGCAGCGGGCAAAACACTGGGACAGGAAGCCAGGGATGCGGTAGAGAATGGTCTCAAGATGGCCGACTCACTCCTTATCAAAGAACTGGTCCGGGAGGCTTTTGGTTATGATTGGGAGGAAGTTACAGAGGATTACAAGTATGTTTCTGACTTTGACCAGGAGACCGGAGAAGTCGTTACAAAACGGGTCAAGACTGGAGAGAAGAGAAGGAACCGGAGACAGCCAGGGAATGCCAGATTGGCAGAACTCCTAGCTACAAATCGTATGCCCAAGTCTCTCAAGAAAGTCTCGGAGATTAGGAAGAGCAGCCTGGAAGATAAGGCTGAGTCGACAGAAGATCAGGTAGACCAATTGGTGGGCCGTTTGCTGGAGTTGACCAATAAGATCAAGTATGTTGAGTCTACAGTTAAGGACACAGATTGAACATAAACTTAGATAAGTTTTTCAATGAGATTCCAAAATCTCTGGAGGAGAATACCAAGTTTCGCAAGAAACTTCATACTTACCTGGAATCTCGGCCTGATGAGCAAGATAAGTTTATTCGTTTATGTTTAATTGATCCGAAATGCGCTTTCAACACCTGTCTGTGGACGCAAAACCCTAGGGGGAACCCTGGATTTCGTAACTGGCCGTTCATTCTTCGGCCTAAGCAGGAAGAGATGGTTGACCTTCTAGTGAAATGCACTACCCCACCGTACTCAGATATGGGAATTAATAAATCACGGGATGAGGGGTGTACTGAAGTTATCTGTAAGATGGCAGCTATATACCTCTTTGAACCAGATACTTACATTATTGTTGGTTCTCGTAACAAGGATTTGGTGGACTGTCTTGGTGATCCGTACACGTTGATGGCTAAGATTGACTATGCAATCAAGACTATGCCCGCATGGATGAGAGAGAAGCTCGGACCTATTGATCGTAAGGAGATGCAGCTTTCGGTCCCGAAGTATAACAGCACTATAAAAGGTGAGACCACCAATGAGAACTTTTCTGCTGGACGTCGTGCTACTTGGATGTTTCTTGATGAGTTTGGCCGAGTTAAGCCTAGGATCGCCGAATCCATTGAAGGCAGCGTCCATGATGTCACTGATTGTGTTGTATATGGCAGCACTCATTGGTATGGAGAGACTCATCCATTTAATGAAGCCCTTAAGAAGAAAACAACCAAAGTAATTAATCTCCCTTGGTGGGAGAATCCAAACAAAAAGAAGGGGCTCTACAAGAGTCCTGACTATAATGTTGTGGAGATAGTTGATGTTGAATACTACAAGCAGCACTATCCCGACATACAATTATTGCATTCTTCCAAGCCATTCAAATCCTCAGAATTGGATGAAGAATTACGCCGAATCAATTACAAAGGAGAAATTCCTCAGTTCATTGCGGATAAATGTGAAGGACTCCCTGGAAATCTGCGAAGTCCCTGGCACGACGCTGAAGAAGAGAAACGAAAAGGATACAAACGAGACTTCTTAAGCAATGTCTGGATGTCCCCGATTGGGGCACAAAGTTCCTTCTTTGATGGAACCGTCCTAGAGAGAATTAATGACGAATTTATCTGTTGGCCCAAATACGAGGGTGAACTGGATTTCCGATATGATGTAGATGGTCGAGTAGCCAGTGAAGTCCATTTTGCTGAGAACCGTGGAAGAAAGCGTCTGAAGTGGTGGGGTTCATTAAGTCATGGCAGGCCGTACCAAGAGTATAACTATGTGATTGGCTGCGACCTTAGCATGGGTTCGGGTAATTCAAACTCAGTAGCCGCCATCTATTGTGTCCATACTCAAGAGTTGGTTGGAACCTGGGTCTGCCCAAATACCCGACCCGATAAGTTTATGGACCTTGTGGTTGCTCTGGCTAGGTGGTGTGGTGGCTTGTCGGGGGAGGCCCTGATAATCTATGAGACTAACGGCCCTGGCGTTAACGCACACAAGAGACTACTCTTCAACGGCCACAGACGAATCTACACCCAAAGAGCAGAAGACTCCAAGAGAGTTACCCGAAAGAACAAGTACGGCTGGTCTTCCAATTTGAATGCCAAGGAAAGCCTGCTAGGAGATTTTGGAATAGCTCTCTCCGAAAGCCTTAGAGTATCAGATGCCAGACGTTGTATTATTTATGATGAAGAGTTGCTTCACGAATTGTACCAGTATGTGTTTTATGAAAGTGGGGATATTGGAGTATCCTCCGGCCAGGATGAAACTTCCGGTGCTCGCAAGAGACATGGGGATAGAGTCATTGCCGCATCCCTGGCAGTGCTTGGGGCTAAGTACCAGAACTCTGGCCATCCGTCAGAGATGGATGAGACTCCGGTCAATACCTTTAAGTATTTGCTAGAGCAAGAGGCCCTAAAGCAGAAGAGACTGAAACGAGAAATGAGAAGGTACCTATACTAAGAGATATCAAATGGCCCATACCCTGTATCGCAACGATAAGAAAACTCCTTTTCCACAGAGATTGCAGCATTTGGCAAAGCTGTGGCAGAAGAAAAATGCTACAGTGTTAAAGCACCAGAATAAGTTGCTGGAGCTTTGGGCCAGTGGCTTCTATGATAAGGGATACAGCAGGGAGCATCTTATCAATCTGATTGACCGTGGAGTATATACCATCGTACCATATCTTGTGGAAGGAAATCCTAGGGTAACGGTAGAAACCTTGGCGGTCAACTACAAGCCGTGGGCATACACGACTCAGTTAGCTCTTAATTTTCTGCTTAAGAAGATGAAGTTTGCGGATAGGGTTCTTATCCCGGCTGCAATTAACTCAATGTTCGGAGCAGGAATCACCCGGACGTTTACTGAGTATAATAGAGTAATTAGTCTTGATGATGAGGTGATTAAATCCGGAAGTCCAACTGTTAAGGTTATACATGATTCTGACTATATTGGCGATCCGCTAGCAAAAACGAGGGATGACTTTGTATTTGAGGGTGACATTTATCGGCTGCCTACAGAGTATGCTAAGGAATTGTTTGATGCCAAGGTCAATGGAAAACAAGTAGCAGATTATATTTGTCCCGATGTGAAGCTAGCCACAGATTTCTCCCCGGACAAAATTTCTGACCCCAACTTCAATATCCAGAAGTACTCACTCAGAGATACTACTACGTTTATTGATATCTATCTTTATGATGAGAATGTCACTGTCACGATTATGCCTGAAGGCCAGAAGGCCAGGATTCTAAGGACAGTAGAAGAGGACGGGCCTTTCGAGTCCCCCTATGATTATCTTGGGTATAAATACTTCCCCAATTGTCCTACCCCGATCCCCCCGGCTTGGTTCTGGCACGATCAGGATGTGTCAATGAATATTGTCGCCAGAACAGCTAGAGAACAGGCTGAGTCCCAGAAAGACCTCTTGCTTGCCGACAGTGCAAACAAAGACCTTGCTCAGAAGGTTGAGAGTGCCAAGAACATGGATGTCCTCTTGACGAGTGACCCAAAAGATTCCGTCCTTCCTGTCAGTTTTGGTGGGATGAATCCTTCTAGTATTCCTTGGATGGGCTTTGTTGAGGATGTATTTACCAAGGCTGGAGGAACTTCAGATATCGTGGCGGGACGTGGAGCAGAGAGCCCAACACTGGGCCAAGAGAAAATGAATTTCCAAAATGCTAGTAGGATTATAAATAACATGGGAACTCGATTCCATGAGTTTATGAATTCTATTATCAAGAAGTTGGCCTGGAAAGTTTGGACTGATCCCACGGTTTACATCCCTGTGATTAAAGAGATTCCGGGGGTTGCTAATATTCCTGAAGTGTTCTCCCAGGCCGATACTGTAGGAGACTTCTATGACTTTGTGTTTGAGGTAGAAGAATTCTCCACCCAACGGATGTCGCCGGAGTTGAAGTATCAGAGACTTATGGCTTTGTCCTCTCAGTGGATTCTGCCTACCCTTCCGCTCGCAGCCCAGCAAGGGGCCAATTTTGACATCCCAGAGGCTACGAAACAAATGGCCGCATATCTGGGGCTGGAGGGCTTTGGTGCTTTGTATAAAACAGCAATCCCCAACCCAACTGATATTATCCCATATAAGATGGGCACAGGGGCAGTGGGTACAGGGAGCCCCGGACAGGAAAATGATAGTATGGGCGCATCTCTCCCGAGTCGTGAGGCCAACAGCCAAAGGCAAGAGAATAAAGTTGATTTGACGGAGATATAAAATGCGATGTAGAATGATTCTAATGTTGATGCCACTTATGCTACTTTTGGGCTGCAAGCCGGAAGTTGCACCTGAGCCTCCTGTTGTAGAAGTTGTGAGTTATATCGATAGGACTGTGTTTGTTGAGGTGGAACCCGAGTCAGCTTTTGATGCTGAGACTGCAATGGATTGTGTAGTTCATATCAAAGCAGAGAAGGAAACTGCTGTAATGTATGATGAGTATCTCCGTGCTCAGTCTGGACAGTCTTGGCAAGGGTCCGGATGTTTCATTAGTAATGACGGTGTAATCTTAACCGCTGGGCATGTTGTGGACGGAGCAAGTAGCATTATAGTTACTCTCCGAGATGGAATTGAGCTTGAGGCCGTTCACTTCTGGAAGGCAGATAACATGGATGTGGGATTTATTAAGGTTGATGTAACTAATGTCCCCTTCCTTGAATTTGATGTGGGTGGTGTTAATTTGGCTGAGGATGTGTTTATTCTTGGACACCCTTTTGGCATCGCAAATAAGTGGAGCATTACCAAGGGGATTATTTCAAATACTGATCGTGACCGCCAGGGCTACTTTGGTGAAAAACTCATGCTTCAGTCCGATGCGGCTTCCTGGCCGGGTAACAGTGGGGGCCCGGTGCTGAATAAGACAGGACGGATCGTTGGAGTTCTGGTCGGAGGAATTGGAGGGCATGAATGCTTGAGCTACATTGTCCCCAGTTGGATTGCAAAAGAGTGGTCAGATGTATTTTACGAGTGGCTCCAAACCCGATAATTCTGCAAGGAAAATAGAGGATTCTATGCCGAAAAAAATGGAAGAGATTTTGAAGAGGGCGGCTAAAAAGAAGGGTCTAACCGGTAAAGCTCGTGATGCTTATGTTTATGGAACTATGGCAAAATTGACTTCTTGGCGACCAAGGAAGAAAAAGTGAGAATTAAGACATTTCCAAAGTATACCAAGTTGCTCATTACTTGGAAAGACATTATTTCTGATCCGTCCTGGCATGACAGGGAAGCGGTAGAAAAAGCTCAGTCGGTAAGAATTAATACTCTTGGATTCTTTCTGCAGAACAAGAAAAAAGACTTAAAAATAGCACACAGTGTTACCGATGACGGAGACTCCGATTACACAATAATCCCTTGGGCTTGTATTGATTCGGTGGATAGTCTTTGATTAGCAATATTGAGCGTGAAATGCTCCAATGGAGGAAATAAATGTCAGTCTCAAATAATGTCCAACTGCTCTGTATTTTGGAAGGTTTAGGCGAGATCGAAAACTTTGCCGATGCCTTCTCTACAACTACAACTATTACATATAAGAATAAGGTCTATACTGAGCAGGCCACTGCTGACACAGAAGAGGCTCTTCCACTAGGGGGTGTCACCACCCCTCATCTGGTAATTATCAAGTGCATTGCTAATGACGTGGACATAGACCCCAGCTACACGGCATCTACATTCCGTGCTGGGATAACGATTCAAGAAGGAGAGTTCGCTGTGTTTATGCCAGCCGGTGACGTTTACTTCAAGAACAATGCTGTCGGTGAGAAGTCCACGATAGAGTGTCTAATCTGGGGAGTTTAACCGATGCCGAACTATGCGTATAAATGTAAGGATTGTGGAAACTTCCATGAGATAAATACCATTAGGAACAGGGACAAAGCAGAATGTCCCCAGTGTGGTAAGGAGTGTGATCGAGATGTAGAGTATGAACTTAACTCTGGGTCGGAATTGAATGTTGTGTCTGATAACTATCGTTGGAGCCTGAGCATGGGAGTTCCTCCCTCACAGGTGAATGAGTTTAGAAAGAGATTTCCGAATAGTACGTATAATGACCAGGGTAGGCTGTTAATCAAAAATAGAAAACATAAACTGTCTGAAATGAAACAACGAGGTTTTGTTGAACTAGACAATATTAAGGACTAAGGAACTATGGATAATAACATTTGTGTCATCTGTAAAGCGGGATTTCCTGACAGTTCGATGAAGGGGAATAAGTGTCTCAAGTGCCACGGGCTGTACCCCGATGCTGAGAGTGTCGATGATTTGCGGAACAAGAACACTAATGTCAAGGCTGAGACTATGAGCGAGTCGGTTGTCCGCCGGATGATCTACGATGTTCTTGCTGAGGCTGGAATTAAGAGACACAAATGCGACAAGTGTTCGAGTTTGTATTATAGAACTAGTCCGGCTCAGAAGACTTGTTCTGTTTGTCGAGAGAAAGCATCTAAGTAGGAGGAAATAAAACATGGCAGACGAGACTATTCAGCAAGAAGAGCTCGAAGAGGTAGTAGAAGTAGATGAAACTTCTGAGGAAACTGAGACTGAGAAAGAGGAGTCTAAAGAAACTATCCTTGACAAGATCAAAAACAAGATTAAGAACTTTACCAATCCTGTCGAAGAAGTGAAGGAAGTTGATATACCTGATGACTTCTCGAAGGTGGCACTTAATCAGGGCTGGTCTAGTGATGATATTAAAGAGTTTGCTAAAGATTATTCCGCAGAACAGCTTATAGAAATGATTCCTACGCTGATTGGGGAGGACCCTGAAGAGTCAGATGAAACCTCGGATATTCCTGATCCTGAAGAGGACAAGGAAGAAACCAAGGCAGCGAAGGATGAAGATAGTCAGGAGGATGAACGTACTAAGAAGCTCTTGGAGAGAATTGAGGCCCTTGAGAAAGCTCAAGGTAAGTCTCAGGAAGAGGAACAAAAACAAGAGTATATGAGTATGGTACATAAGGCGTCTCAGACCTTTGATGAAATGTCAAAGGAATTTGAGATTTTTGGCAAGACGGAAGAACTGCCAAAGTTTCCTGATGGCCGGTTTGTAACAACTAGTCCTCAGATGAAAGCTCGGAGTGAGGTGTTTGTTTTAGCAGCTAGACTTAAAGATACTGGGATGGACTTTGAAGATGCATTGTCAGTTTCCCTGAATGCCTTTAAGGGCAAGAACCTCACGAAGGATGTAAAACGGAATTTGATTAAGGAGTTAAAAACTAAGGAGAAACGGTTGTCTGGAAAGAGAACCAGCCATGAGTCAGGGATGAAGAATTTGAGCGGCCCAGAGATTGTCAAGGCCGTACTTGCTAAGAATAATAGAGGATAGTAGAAAGGACATATGATGGCTACTGATTTTCAACTGGCTACCGATATTTGGAATGCCACGCTACAGAATATTGTCACGAAAGAACCTGCACTGGCTACTTTTGCCTATAACCAGTGGCAGCTTTTCAACAAGTTTTTCCAGAACGCTGTCCAGGTTAAAGGTGGGGATTCTCTTGAGGGCCACATCACTCTGGATAGTGAAGGCAATGCCAAGATGGTGGGTATCTGGGACCAGGATTCCTTGGTCAAAAAGAACATCCAGCGTAAGTATACTGCCAACTGGCGTCAGGCCAAGGGCGGGATGCTCTGGAACCTGATGGAGACTAGCCTCAATAGTGGTGAAGAGAAGATTTATGACGTCCATCAATCTCAGTACCGGAGTGCTGTGAAGGATATGGTTGAGACGGTCTATGAATCTCTGGTTACTGGTCCGACCAGTGCTTCGGATGACCACTCCGCGAATTCTCTTAACACCTATCTCCGTGTTGGGACTGCCTCCAGTACCGGTGGTTGGACTGGGTATCAGAGCAGGTACAATGATGGCTCGACTCCTGGTACGGCTTATGATACGTGTGGTTTGGCCTCCTCGGCAAGTGTCAATCCGGGTTGGGCTTCCTACTATGCGGACCACCTGGGTAACATCGATGAGAGTCTTCTGAGCATGTTGGATGAAGCTGTCCGCAAGCTTAACTTCCAGGCCCCCATCGTCCCCATGAAGGTTGGTGAAGAGAACGGCCTGATTAACTTCTCGATGTATACCTCCAACAATGTGCTGAAGAAGCTGAACACCTTCTACGCCCAAGCCGATGACAACATGGGCTACAACCGGGATAGTCACTGGGGTACCCCCACGTTTATGAGTATTCCGTTTGCGTACTGTGACCTTCTGGACACCGCCCGGCTCTCTCTGTATGGCACCGATCCTATTTTTGGAATCTCCCACAAGAACCTTTATCCGGTTATCCATCGGGATTGGAATTTCAAAGAGATCGATGGCAATGATCCGAATCGTGCTGTTGTTCTCCAGAAACTTATTTATCTGCGATGGCAGTTGTGGTGTGAGAATCCCCGTTACGCGGGCTTCCTAGTGTCACAGCATCCTTCTAGCTAAGTTAAGCAAGAATTGAACAAGAACTAATATCTGAAAGGATAGAAAATGGGAATTTATACTTGGGCGGATGTAGACCCTAAAGCCAAAAGAATTACGGTGTACTACGAAGGATCGGACACCATCTATGAAGGCATGGCAGTTTGTTACAATCAGGATACCACGACTAACTGGTCCGGTGTTGACCGTGCCGATGGCACTGAGAGCACCACCACGACCGAAGGCTCCCAGAATGAAGGCCGGTGGATTCGGGTCGAAAAGCCTGCAACCGCCAATTTGCCCTTCTTCGCGGGCGTTGTGGCAAAGGGCAGCGGTGCCATCGGATCGGCTGGGCCCGCCCTTATTGATATTTATGTCCCCAATGGGGCTACAGTTCCGGTTCGTGGTACTGAAAGCTTCACAATTGGTGATCGTATTTATCTGGCGGCTGCTGATTATGAGTTCACCAACGTTCCTCAGGTGGGTGGATACTGTGGTGTAGCTCTTGAGACCATTGATCGTTCTGGTACCGAAGGTCTTCTCCTGGCTGTTCTTCGTCAGCCGAAACAGGAAGAGAGCCTTACAACGGTTACGACATATACTCAGGCGGCCAGCCCTGTTGCGGTCACAGCCGCGATGAACGGGACTGTCTTTGATAATGACGGGGCCTCTGGGGCGGTAGAGTTTGATCTTCCCGCTGCTGCAACAGCCACAGGTTGTAAGTATACTTTCGTAGTCAAAGCTGCCCAGAATATTGCCATTGACCCCGACGGTACTGAGGTCATCAATTTTGGCAATGGCGAGGACACCCTGGGTGCTGGCGAGGCTCTTACTTTGACTCCCGGCGATACCAATGATGCCGGCTTGAGCATTACTCTGGTTAGTGATGGTACTCAGTGGATCGCTACCTCGGCTTGGGGGACGGCTACAACCTTGTTTGTGATTCCGTAAACCTAGTTGACCTTTGCCTGCTTGTGAGGCAATGAATGGAAGTAGCCAAGCCAACGCTTCCAAAATGTAGTGGAGATAAAATATGGATGTTGACCAAATGGATGCTTCGCAAGCTTTCAATTTGATTGTTCAGGTTACTGGAGAAGTTCAGGCAAATAGAGCGGTGCATGAGAAGATTGCCCAGGCTCTGAAGGTTATTCAAGAGCAGTTGTCACCGGAAAAAATCGATCCTGTTGAGAAGGATTAAATCATGGAAGTAAAGACTTTCAGTGAAACTAAAACCTGGGAGATTTTGTGATGAGTCGTCTAACACTCTCATATCAGAGTCTATACAACAGGGTAGCTCGCTTTCTGGGTATTGTGTGGGAGGGTTCTTCTCCCGAGGGCA